TATCTGACATATTAAATATGCGGCCAAGCGGGGTATCTATATTTATATATGATAACGAGAAACTGACACCTGTGCCGGTAAACATGTCGCCTGTTCCGGTATATGTAATCTTTGAAAAATATGCGTCATTTGCTGATCTTATCGATATGTTGCCCGCCGTGACATTAAAAACATCCGCAGTACTTACGTTACTTTGTATGTAATACGTGGTATCAGCCGACAATGTTCTGATACCCGCTGAAGCAGCGGGAAAGTCAGACATCGAGTTGACAATTACATAATTTGTAGGCAATACAGGAACCTTTGTTGCGGCTATTGATATACCTCCAGCAACTGCTGCAACAGTTATATTCTGCCCGGCAACAATATCGCCTATCATTGGACTAGAATCTGCTATGCCTGTTAATACTGGTACGCCTCCTGATCCTGCCTGGAAATTATGTTCTAGAGTAATTCCATTATCCACCGATACTGAAGCTGCTATGCCAGCACCTGGCTCTATATTCCTGATGTTGTTAACAGATCCTTGCGTATCAAGTACAGGGATACCTGTTACGTCTCCATCCTGAACAATCGTTCCGGTAACTCCTAGCTCACTTTCAAAGTTTGATATTGGTATCTGATAGTTAACACCTGCGCTGATGTAACTAAGCTTTGCATCTGAAGGAATCGTGGTAGAACTAGGGAACCCACTTGTTTTTCTGCCTCGCGCTTGTGTTGTCATTATGGTGTACTCGTTTCCAGTCCGATTGATCCGGTTGTTTCCGCCAATATATCAGCCTCTAAATCCTGATAGAAATTAGACGAATATTGATTGTTTGCATAGTTTCCACTACCGCGCGGCAAATTACCAGGAAATTCAGTTGCTACAATATGTTGGCCAAGTAAACGCATGGTTTTCATGCCCTGATCTGCAGCCAAGCGCAACCCGTCCGTTATCTGACCGCTGTAATCAGGAGCAACCTCAATAGCCATATTAGCTATGATTCCGCGCAATGCACCTGTAGGCACTGTCACAGTATCGCCCAAGTCAGAGACAACAGTATAACCTAGCGTTATACCATCAGCATCCAACGCCAACATGTAATTGTTTAACGCAAATATAAAATCCTGATACTCTGAAGGCTCAAGATCTGCCTCAGAAGTCTGTACCAGGATTCTTTGCAATGATGCTTTTGCGACCTGAGCGACTGTAGCCATGATTATTTGTCTTTATTGTTTTCTGGTTTTTTTGGTTCCTCTTTCAACTTCCACCCTAAAGCTTTTGCAGCCTCGATGTTAGCAGGAAGATCATTAGTAGTTACTTCTTGACCTGATGGCTTAACCCATACAATCTTATTCATTTCATTAACCCTATGTGATTGCAGCCCCGAAGGGCTGCGTTGTTATTAACTACCGAAGCCTTGACCAGCAAAGAACGGATTCAAGCAAGCATAAGCAGGGTGCATATCAAAACGGACAGTTTGCTTGTTAGCATCACCATCTGAATATTTAGTAACCCGTATTTGCAAGCCATCCTCAGTCGTGGCGATTGTGTCAGTAGCGTGAAGTTTTTTCATTGGCACGAAACCGATAGCAAACGCATTCTTGTTCCAGAAAAGGTTCGGCTGAATTATTGCACTAGCCGTACCTAATCTCGTAACAACGTCACCTGACACTGGAGCAGATGCCACAGTGTTAAACGCTCCTGATGCTTCGTAAATTGCTGGCCCGGTGATTACCAAAGTTCCCTCGCCACTTGCTCCCAAAGTCACGGATGCTGTCACGGTACCTGTAAACAGGATAACAGCACCAGTATCATCAAGTATCGTTTGGCGTGTAGATAGGTTCAAACGATTGCGTCCAGTTATTTGTACTTGCTCACCAGCAGCAACAACAGCATTGGCGCCCATTGCTGTCACAGCGATACTCATCGTCATTGAGTCTTTAGCGCCAACATAGGTAACTGTTGGATTAGCCGTTAAAGTTCCAGCACGATCTGATACTGAGGAAAGAGTATAAGACGGCAGGACATCAGCAGTCATTACGCGGTCAAACCCAGCGAACATGGTTGTTAGCGTGCTTTTCTCGTGAGCCTCTGTGATAATGTCACCAGCAGTTCCACCAGCACCAAGCGATCTAGTATTGCTAGCAAGCTTTACTTGAGTAAATGGATTTACAGTGTAATACCAAGGTGCATCCATTGGCACTCCGTGCGCTCTCATCATAGCACTAGCCTTTGCAACATGATCCCAAGTTGTCGCAGCAGTACCAACAGTTCCTGCGAGCAAACCAGTGTTTTGCATCATGTATGTAGCGAAATCCAGCTCCAAGTCTGTTTTCATGCGTTTGGTTATTGGAGCAAGAAGCTTCTCTGCCTCATCCATCTTTAGCGCTTCATCGACTTCGTTGTAGTCAACAGCAACTGTAATATAGTTTTGCACAGTTCCCGAAGCTTTACCTGTTACGATATCTTTTTTAGAACTTGAGATGTCACCAGTTGATGTACGTGTAGACGTGTAGTCAGTTGGTCGTTTGAAGTCAACAATTGTTCCTGTTGATGGATCGAACTTACTTTCCAAAAGTTGGGTATTAACATTCTTAGACAATACACGCTGTGATTCGAATTGAGATAACGTGACTTTCGCCAGCTTTCTCGTAAAATTACTATCAAAATTATTTGACACGGTAAAGCTCCTTATTCATATTTGGCGCCCTTTAACCCGTCTTCCTTCTTGCGAACACCACCGCCCCCAAGTGTTTCAGCCGGTTCAGGCAATTCAGTTTTTGCAGATAGTTTAGGTTTAACATTATTCGTAATATGCAAAGCTGCGTGAATCGGATTCATCTTTGATATTGTTTCGAGCACGTCTGGATTGAGTGCAAGGTATGCGGTTATAGCAGGGCCTTTATCATCTTGCAGAATAAACTCCGCAACAGAATCATGGATACCATAAGACGCAACAGTTTGCCCAGCAACCTTTAGCTCGTTCTCACTAATGTTAAGATTCCTAGCTCTATCTGAGTATGTTTTTACAGATTCAACCAAAGACTTATTAAGTCCTTCTTGAAGCAAGCGATGCTGCTCTTGCAGTCTAGCTTGATTGATTTCTTCTTGCGCCTCGTATGACGCCACACGTTTAATTGCTTCATCGCGTTGCGACATCTTGACATCGAAGTCATCATCATATGGATCTGGCAAAGGAGGAACAACAGGCTTTTGTATTTCAGGAATCTTAGCCTTTAACGCGATGACTTCGGCTTCTAAAGCTTCACGCGCTCGCTTTTCTTCCATCAACTCAAAATGCTTTTGATTTATCCTCTTTGTAAATCCAGCAGGGTCTTTGTTTTCTTCATCCGCCTTAACTGATTCGGCAGCCTCCGTTTCTGGAGTTTCGACCAATTCTTCATCAGTCGTTTGCAGTTCTTCTTCCTGATCCATTTGAGTCCTTTGCTAAGGTTGCCGTGATACCGTCACGTGCGGTTTGTTACATGTCCAATGATTGGTTAACCAAGTCCGCGGCTTTTTTATATGCCGTTACATTTGAGTCACCTACTATCTGATCAATACCCATAGCGTCTTTTATTGTTTTAAGTGTCATCGCCAAGGTATTTTGAGTTTCAATAATAGCTTTTTGTTGTTCTATATGCTGATCTTGTAGTTTCAGGAATTTATCCAAAGCAAATTTCTGCTGATCACTTTCAATTTTGGCTTGAGCAAGAGCATTAGCCCTAGATTCGCTACTTTGAGCGATCTCTGCATCAACCCTTACCTTGTCAGCCTGAGCCTGTGCTTTGTTAATCTCCGCCGTTGCTAGTAATGTGGCAGCATCTGGCTGTTGTGGCTGGCTTTGCATTTGCTGCATTTTTTGTTTTTCTTCGTCAGACATTTGTTCTACAGGTATCATGCCAGCCTGGAACAGTTGCTGCCGTTTACGCTGCGCTATTAAATCCATCCCTGGTGATGACAGGTTATTAAACAAGATATCAGATCCCATTTGAATCACGCTTGGGTCAACCTGTGCTATCTCTGTAATAGCTGCCACTGTCTCTTGCTGTCTATTTTTAAATGATGGCCCGGCAGAACAGGAGACGCTAAACTTGCCTTTAGATAGATCGTTAACTATAACCATCTTATGGCTTTGTTGATCAAATACCGGTTGGTTGATTGTCTTAACATCGACAGATCCATCCTCCCCCAATATCCGCATTTGTCGTTCTTTGTTGTACACACGCGGGATTGTTGAAACTAATATCCTGGTTGTTCTTGCAATTCCTCTCTCACGTGCCTTGAAGTACTTTATGGTTCCAGTGTCGCCTTTGTCTTGTAATTGCTTAATCGCCACGCCGGACTGTAGACCAGGATTATCGCCCATAGACGCAGCAAACATATTTGCAGATTGCTGGAATACTGTACGCATATCCATTGATAATGTAGCTAGACCAGGGCTTACTTGAGCGCCTCCGTTTTGCTGCGGTGGCCCAGGGTTCTCTTGATCAACGTTAAATAACTGAACTGGATCTGAATTTGTATTTAATGTTGCAATCGTATCTTCATGACCGGACACTTGCTTTGCTGTCATCCAATACTTAGCCCTCGGAGCAAGCGCACATTCCTCAACCTCTCTTGATTTGGTGTAATTAAAAACGCGCTGCGGGTCTAGCAGCTTCTCAACTATTCCACGATAGATAATCTTGTTTTCAAATAGCTTGTAGTTTGCGATGATTGGAATAACAGGTAATTCTCTGAAAACAGTCTCTTGCTCTTCGTTTAGCCAATCTTTGCCGTCGAACAAACGAGAATAAACCTCTTTCTTGTTTCTGGTTCTTGATTTAACAACAGCATCTCCGGCAGCAATCAATCCCTCAAGAACACCAGCATTTTCTTTAGCGTCAATTACACGACCTGATCTAAGCTGCAATAATTCTCTAGGCTCTTCTTTGATGTAAAATATATTGCCTATCGTAACTTGATCAACCTTATTTACGTATGCTGTAGCCATACGACTATCGCCAACTGATTGACACTCTCTTTCATCACCATACCGATCTTTGTAATCGTCCTTGCTTATTGCTTCAAGCACAAAACAATACTTTGCATCTGATGCGTCAGGCTTTTTGAATGTCCCAAACCAAACTGAATCAAGAAAGTTTGCGATAGGCTCAACAGCAAGATCTTGGTCGAAACTATCATCATCTATATACTTCTGAACAATCTTCCAGCCATCAATACCGCACGTAACCATGTTGCGCGATGCTATGTTGTATATGTCTACAGCTTCGGATTGATCCTCTATATTCCTTACAATACCTGCAAATAGCTTTGCATCTTCTTTAGTTGATTCGCCTCCTGCCGGAGTTATTAACGAAGAAAATTCTGCTTGCTCCATTTCACCAGACACGATATCTACTATCGGGCCAGTCATGTCGAATGTATATCGCGGCCTTCCTGAGTTAGCGTTCCACCAGTACGGCTCCCATTGACCGTCACGTTTATCTATGAATAAATGTGCTTCTCTAGCCGCATCTCGATTGTCTTTATCAGCGTCTTGGGATTCTTTGAGCATCTCCAAAACTTTGGCGTGATCCTCATAAACAGAAGATGCTTTGTCGTCTTTCTCAGAATCAGAATCTTCTTTATATGCTTCTTCGATCATCCCCAGGCCTGAAATTTAATAGGTTTAACTTTTGCCCCAACATCACCAACTCTCACAGCATA